GAGGGTGTCGCAGAGGTGTCGCAAATTCGGGGTGACAGGTGTTTGTTCACTGTTTGCCCTTAATTTTGCGACACTTGCGATACCCTTGCGATACCCTTGCGAGGGGGGGGGTGTCGAAAAATAAGCTTTGTGTACCAACGGTTATAGGTCAATTTTGGCATTTGCGATACCTTTTCACTTTTTTTTATTTTTTAGCGCAAGAAAAAAATTTTTGTCTATTTAGGTGTCGAACTTTGAATTGTGGCAGATCTATGATAATTACTATTTATGCCTAGGAAAAGAAGAAAAAGAATTGCAGCTGATGTCTCTCCCGATATACCTTATCCGAGAGTCAGAGTGGAGTGGATTGATTGTGTCAGTGACTCTGGCTGGGCTACCGACAAAGAGTTTAATAAAATGAAATTAGCAACACCAGTGAATGAAGGTTGGTTATATTCTAAAGATAAATTTTCTGTAAAACTTTTTGCAAGTTACGATAAAGATGATGATGGAATTACTTTTGGGGATCGGACGATGATTCCTCGTCAGTGGGTGAAGAAGATTCAGAAGTTATAGATGGAGGAGTTACGTCAATTATCTGTGCGTAGTCGTCTAATATCTGTTTCATTTTTGCTTCTAACTCTTGTTCTGATAGGTCCTCTAACTTTCCTGTTTTTATTATTTTTCTATCTATGTACAGTCCTGCTGCTTTGCCTCTGTTTGCTTCCGCATTCACTGCAGAAGAGAACGATCCTTTTTTTAAAGCGGCCTCTCTAAGTCTTGCAAGTTCTGCTACGTGTCCTTCGTAGGTGACCTCATGTTTTCTAAGTCTCTCTTCTTTTAATTGTCCGATATACTTAACAACAAGCGGTGACAGTTTAGGATTACAAAGTTCAGAACCTTCTTGTCTTGCACGTTTAGGTGAGTACCCTGCCGCTAACGCCGCCTCGGTTTGAGTCATTGGTCCGTCAGGTCCACCGAATACAAGGAATTCAGAAAACCTTTGTTGCATCTCTGTTAGTCTTTTTGGTAAACCCATGATTGACAATTTAAGGTAACATAGTTATAAAGTCAATAATGTTTGTTAAACACCTACAGGAATACTTAGATAAATTTACAGATGGCAAGAAAGGCAATGCGATTTCTAATGCCAGAATTTATATGCAAGTCGGCGGACACCTTGAAGAGATAAAAAGAATTGAGGTGCAAGAGGCAAATTTAATTGGACAAGATTCTATTCGTGTTGTATTAAAACCTGAGAATCAAAAGATAATTATCGCTCCTAAAACACCAAATTAGAAAGCCCTAGTTACCTTGAAACCCGAGCGAAAATTATATGCAAAAATTAAAAAATCTATACCTAAAATTTCCTGGATTAGGCTTGAAAACAGTAGCCTACACGGTACTCCCGATCTACTGGGTTGTACTGCTAACGGCCACTTTTTTACACTAGAACTGAAAGTCACAAGAGGTAACAAGGTACGCTTCAGTCCACATCAAATAGCCTTCCATGTGAAGCATCCACACAATACTTTTATCTGCATTGAGCACCTCGGTTCGGGGTGCGTGAAACTTTACGAAGGGTCCAGGATCCTGGAGCTTGATGCTTGCGGCTTGGAGCTTGAAGCTTGTTGCTTGGGGCTTGAAGCTTGTGGCTTGATGCTTAACGAGCTTGGCGCTTGAAGCTTGGTGCTTGGTGCTTGCTGCTTGAGGCCCGGACCAGGATGCACGCTCGCACTCACCGTCGTGAGCTCTTAAGCTAATGACCTGATCCGATATTCCACGCGGGAATTCTTTAATGCTTACCATAAGAAACTGTTTTAATTGAGGCGTCCCAGCATTGTCTGCAGTCTCTGCATTCATTGTTTTGTTTAGGGGCCGGGCAGCTGGCGTTGCTGTTAACAACCTCCGAACTGTTAGGCCAGGAAGCAGGCGCCCGCTGGTCAACCATGGGCGCACTGAACCTTATGACTAAATTGTTTGGCTTGTCCTGAAGGTGGTCCTTTATCCATGCTTCACGGGTTGGCATCCAATGCTTTTTTGAAGGTGTGAGCTTGCACACCTCATAAATTTTGTTTAAGTGATCCAGATCCTGGACGTCGCCGCTGTCATGCCATCGGAAGACATCCGGCTTCTTGCTGTTGATCAGGTGAGCCATAGCTTCGACCCATTGCGGTGACTGTATTGCTGCCAGCCTTCGATACTGTGCATCCTGAACAACCTTGAACACGTAACAACCTTTTAATGCGTAACAGTCGAAGCATACGCTGCCCGGGACCTTCTGGAGCTTGCCGCCAGTCTTGCATTCTTTGGCAGGTAAACCTATTGACCAGCCTGGCATCTTTGAAGGCTTGCTCAGGCTGCCTCCGATAATTTTTAAAGCGTCTTTTGTTTGCATAATTTCTTTCTCCTATACTCTCCTATAACATTATAATTCTTTCTTGTCAAGCTTGCTGCTTGACGCTTGCAGCTTGCGGCTTGTTGCTTGTAGCCATTGGCCTCGAGCCAGCGCCAGTGACTAATTAATACTCTAATACTTTCAGATCCTCTTCTACTCATAATTCCTTTCTTGTGGTTGATGGGTGCGCCCCCTCAAAGCAATCAACCGTTGCTCAATGACCAGTCTCTTCACATCGATCGTTCCGGCCGGAGACGTCGATACTAATAAACTGATCCCAGGTCCATTGTACCCGCAGGCTCCCTACTTCATCCCGTCGGACGAAGACCAATAGACCAGAGATCAGTCCTCTGGATTACAAAGACGGCTCAAAGCGAGCGGTGTGATGCAACCCGAGGTTGTCCCAATAGAATTAATTTTTTAATCTTAATTCTAATATTTTAATTCTTTTATCCATCAGTTGAATAAGTTCATTATTATCTTTAATCATCTCAAATAAATCTCTAATCATTATTAGAGTGCTTTTATCTGACATTTTAAAAGTATCCGATAATGTTTCAACCTCTATTTTTTTATGTTTATTCATAAATCCAATATAATACTTGACAATCCTATTGTCAAGTGCTAATTTCAAATCATGCAAAATAAAACAGAAAGAGGAAATATGACTAAAGAAAAAAGACAAACTCTTAATGCAGATAAGAGAAAAGTTATTGCAGATGTTTTTCAGCAACATTTTGAAGATAATTCAAAATACAAGAAACAACATCAAGATGCAATAACAAACTACAATCTAATGAGAGAACAGGCAAAAGTTAAAATGAATGATCTTGTTAGATTTCATCAACCACAGGAAGATGTAGACACAATCAGAAAAATGATAAGCAAGTACAATGATAGTGGTGGGGATTTACACCATGATAATTGTTTCTATGTTCAATCTGATACACCTCGTATGGACAAAGATTATAATGGAAATCCAAAAGAAGTCTATGATGAGGTGCAAGTTAAGTTTGACGCTGATTGTGAATTTTTAACTTCTTACTATCGTGATGAGTTAAATGCAAAAGGACTTGACGCAGATTATGATGTTAGGGTTGATAATAGTGGCAAAGATAAAAGTCCGACTTATTACAAAGCTGAAACCAATGTTAGAAATCATTTAGGTTTTGGTTCTCGTAATGATGAGAGTGGTAATAAAATGTATCACAAAGATGAATGGGAAAATGACTTTAAGATTTGGGTTATTGGAACATCATATTGTCATAGTAGACAATTCCAAACTAAAGACTACGAGTGGTTTAATAAATTTAAGTCAGCACAGGAAAATGTAATTCTTGCTCACAAAAATCTATTTGCCAATGTTGAAAGAAAAATGGAAAAACTACGAATGGGTTTAAAGTCTTACAGATACTTTGACCAAGCAAAAGAGTTAGCTGATAAATTAGGTGTTGTACTAAATGAAAGTGTATTGAATGAAAGTAGTTCAATGGCATTATCTATTTATAGTCCGACTAATCTAGCTGATCTTTTAACTGATGAGGTTGAACAAACTAGAGATGAGAAAATTGCTATTGCAAAACAATTACTCCAAGCACAACAAAATAGTTTAAATTAACTATTGACAATGTAAGGGATATCCTATAATATCCCTTACATAACAGAAAGAGAGAAATAAATATGACTAAAACATTTTACATAACTTATTGGGCTTCTAAACATAAGAAGCACATAACAAGACAAGGTAAGCATGACGAAAAAAGCAGATATGGAACATCTAAAAAAGGTGTGCCTTATTATGTTTATTATGACTTAGATAGTCATGGTTATAGAACAGCAACAACAAGTTGGAAAGTGAGGCATTAATGTACGTAATGTTATTAATTATTAAAGCCATACTAGGTATGGCTTTAATGATGTTGGGAGTAATAATCTCAATTCATTCAAATGAACAAGTTTTAGGTTTATTAATTCTATTTGGTGGGTTGGTTGTTTTTTGGTCAACCTTACCAAGCATTGAAGAAAATAGAGGTCGACATGAGTAATTATCGTTGGTGTCATGGTCCGAGTTGCCATACAAATAAAACACAGGACAGGATAAGAGGTGTCAAAGGCTCTAAGGTTTTGAGGACCAGAAAAGTTCCACAGACTAAATGGAATAGTGGTGTTCATTTAAGTATGTATTCTTATTTTTGTAGTAATGGTTGTTATAATGATTTTGCAAATAAACATATTTCGCAAGTCATTGCAATAGCGCCAAGAACCGAGGCTTTAGAAACTCCAATTAATGTAGAGGTAGAAACTAGGACCGATTGGCGAGGCAATCCATATAAACAAAAAGTAATACAGGCTATTGACAATGCTTGACTTATCCTATATTATCCAAGATATGACTACAGACATAAATACAAAAGCATCTGAGTTTAAAATCATTGAAGACTCAAAAGATGAGCCAGATTTAAAAGCGGCTCAAGAGTTCGTAGGTGGTTACGTTGAGGGAATTACTTTTCCTAACGGCGACTATCTTATCATCAATGAAGAGGGTAAGTTAATGGGCTTACCTTTAAACCCAGAGGCTACAACATTATGGAGAGCAACATTCGACAACGACAACTATATTACAGGTCGTAATGACTTTGTTGTCGGCCCTGCAATCCTAATAAAAAAAGCTGCGCTAAAGCGTTGGGCAGCATAACTCTCTAACCCCTGGCCCATGACGTTTTATACGCAGAAGAGATTGGGCCAGGGGTCCCAGACCAAATCCAAACATATAAATTAAACAAGACCCTATCCCCCCTTTGTACAAAAAGGGGTCCCACTACTCTAGGTTGTATTGCTTGATTTACAAAGCTTTAGCTGGTAAAAACATGTTGAACACTTTAAACATAGTGCAAAAAATTTTTTAAAAAATTTTAAATGAATTTGAATAATATAGA